CTTTACAACACCACCCCGGGCATCGTGTCCGCGGCCACGGTGCGCCGTGAAGGCAACTACACCGACGCCGACGCACCCACCGAAGAGGAAGACAACAAGCGCTTCATCCAGCAGGTAATCCTGCGCGACCCAACCCTGTTTGCGTCGCAGGCGGTGCGCGAATACCTCGGCATCGACATTCCCGATGTGATGCCACAGTTGACGACACCGCCGCCGCCGCCTCCGGCACCCGGCCGTCTACCGACGGCACCTGAACCTGGGCAGATGCCGGAACAGCCTGCGATCACCGACCGGGCCGCCGAACAATCAGACCTGATTGCATCCATCGTGCAGGCTTCGCCGATCGTGATGGCTGCCAACGGCATTGTGGTGCGGGCGCTGGAGATCGCCGGGAAGAAGATGCTGACACCGACGCATCGCGGCATGTTCCCTGACACTCCGGCGCATCAGCTTCATACGAAGATTCGTGTTGCCTCCGACGCGCATGCCGAGACTTTGCTGGCGGGTGCGTGGGACCACGCCGACTTGTACTTCGAAGGGACCAGTGCCGATGTCCGGGCGTTGACAAGCACGTTGCACGCGTACACGAAAGGGTTGCTGCGTCGCTCCATCGAGCACCGGCCCAGCCTACTTGCCGCTCTGCTTTCGGAGCGTGATCTGCAATGACACAGCCGCAGCCGCTGCCTCCTGTCCAGACGGTTCCCGCGCAGGAGCCGATGCCTACCGGTGTGACGGTGGGCTTGCTTGCGTTCGAGGCAACGATCGCGGCGCTGGTGCTTTCGATGCTGGGCGCGTGGCTTGCGACGGTGACCGCGGTGGTGCTGGCGTCGTGGCTGAAGTTCGGTTCATCGCCTGACCCGACGGCATTGTGGTCCACGGTGCCGCAGTGGGAACGTTCCGTGGACCGGTTGATGGATGCGCTGCGGCGCATAGCGCAAACCGGCTGGGAGGAAACCGCTTCGCAGCTCGGTCTGCAGGATCTGCCTTTCAACCCCAACGATTCAATTCTGATGGACCAGCTGCAGCGGACCCGTAATCTGATGGTGCGTACACCCGACGAGGTGTACCGCATGGTTGTTGACGAGTTGGGTAAAGGGCACGCGTTGGGTGAGTCGAATGCTCAACTGGCGCAGCGGGTCCGCGGGGTGCTGGATGTCACGGGCACCGAGAACTGGCCTGCACGGGCGCAGACTGTGGCAGTGACCGAAGTCCATCGCGCCTACAACTTCGGTGCGCTGGCCGCCGCGCAGCGGGCGCAGATGCGCGAGTTCGTGTCGCTGATGAAGAAGTGGGTGTCCAAGCACGACTCCCGGGTGCGTGTGGCGCATCTGGCCGCTGACGGGCATCCGGCGATCCCGGTGGGGCAGCCGTTCATTGTCGGTGGTGAACCTCTTTGGGCACCCGGTGACCCGGCTGGTTCGCCGAGCAATGTCATCAACTGCCGGTGCAAGGTGCGATTCCACAGGGGGAACAGTGGCCGTCAATAGCTCAACGTGGCGCAAGCTGCCGATCGCCCCGCGCGATACACCATTCAACGCCGACCACGCCATCGCCCGCCTGCAGACGTGGGCCGCCGGGTCCACGGGGCAGTTCAGCTCTGCGTTCCTGTGGCGCAACAGCAACGCCCCGGCCAACAACAAGAACAGCTACCGGCTGCCGATCGCCGACGTCATCAACGGCAGGCTGACGATGATCCCGCACGCGGTGTTCACCGCTGCGTCGATCCTGTCCGGCGCGCACGGTGGCCTGGAAGGCGTCCTCGGCGAGGAAGAGAAAACCCAGATCAAGCGCGTCATCACTGAAATCTATGACGTGCTCCAGAAGGCCTACGGCGACCCACGGGTTGTGCCGCCGTGGCTTCGAGGAGGCAATAAGGAGGAACAAGTGCTCGCCTCACTCACTGCCGCTGTGAACAGCAGCGTCGCATCACTGCCGCTGGCCGACACTGACCGGACCTGGGACGCAGGCGCAGCGCGTTCCCGCCTGTGGGCTTGGGCTGGCGGCGACTACCGCAAATACCGCAAGGGCTTCCTGTGGTGGGATTCGGCCAACCCGGAGCAGAAGGGCAGCTACAAGCTGCCGGTAGCCGACGTCATCGACGGCAAGTTGACATTGGTGCCTCGCGCTGTCAACGCGGTCGCATCCGTACTGGGCGGCGGACGCGGCGGGGTTGACATCCCCGACGCTGACGCCTCAAAGATTCAAGGGTTGGTGGATCGCATGCAGAAACGATTCGGTTCTGAAACTGCGCAGGAGATGAATGATTCAACTCCTGATGATTCAACGACTGCATCATCTCAGGTCCCGATTCGTCCACCGGCTGAATGGTTCTCTGACCCAGCGCTTCAAGGTCCGACGCCTTTGGCGATCACCGCGGATGGGCAGGTCACTGGCCATCTGGCGTTGTGGAACGTCTGCCATTTCGGTATCCGCGACGTGTGCCGCATGGCTCCGAAGTCTCGTTCAGGCTACAAATACTTCATGGACGGAACCGTTCTCACGGCAGACGGTTCAGAGCAGAAGGTAGGAAAGATCACCGTTGGGACCGGGCACGCGAACCTGAGACTGGGCTACGTCCCGGCGGCTGACCACTACGACAACACCGGCAACGCGGTCGCTATTGTTGCCGCTGGCGAGGACCGGTTCGGTATCTGGGTTCATGGTGCCCTCACGGCAGACGCATCAGAAACCCGGGTGGCGGAGCTGCGCCGGTCCCCGCTTTCAGGTGACTGGCGGCCAACACCGGACGGCCTGGAGCTGGTTGCCGCGCTGGCTGTCAACAGCCCCGGCTTCCCGATCGTCGGGTTCACCGCGTCGGGCGAAATCCAGTCTCTGGTCGCCGCGGGCATGGTGCTTTCCGAGGAGGAGATTGCGGCGCTGGCGCCGGAGCAGGTGGCACCCGACGACGAGGTCATGCTGCAGCGCATCAACGCCTACGACCAGAAGGTTGCAGGCCTGGAGCAGAAGCTTCGCGGCACCCGCCTGCGCAATATCCTGACCGGGTTGAATGGAGGAAAGTAATGGGATGCCAGTCATGCTCGGATCGGGCGAAGGCGTCGGCGCAGCAGTATCCGTATGAGGCAGTCATGCCGGACGGGTCGAAGGTGATGGTGTCTTCATCTGCGGATTTGCGGGTGCAGACCCAGAATGTCCAGGCTCGCATGCGACGTGAGGCCGCCGAAAAGGGCTACACTGTCACGCGCAGATAGTTTGCTGCTGGCAAGCAGAAGCCCCGGTCGTTGTGGGTTCGACCGGGGCTTCATTTTATTCAGTGGATGATGCGGGCGATGACTGAAAGTCCGAGGCTGAACAGGACGGCGAACGATACGAAGTCAACGATCTTGACGACTGTCTTCATGCGAGCCACCAGTTGGCCAGGTAGCCCAGGCCGGTGATCAGTGTTCCGAATCCGGCCAGTGCCCAGATCAGGCAGGGACCACGACCACCGTCGTCGCCGCCGTCGTTCGGGGTTTTCCCAGTACCTGCGCCACCCTTGGAGGGTGCGCCGCCGCGTGAGACGGAGTCCCCGCGGTTGAGGAATTGGCCAAGCCAGCCGCCTTCCTCGCCTGGTCCGCGTTGCTTGGGAATCTTGCTCATGCCCGAATACTACCTTACTCTGACTTGCCTGTCACCTGATAGACATAGCTACCTAGATCGGCTATCATCGTCTACCAGGTGATGCGCTGTGAGCCTGCCGACACGAATGCTTCTACGTGCCGGAAGGACACAGAATGTTCAAGCCACCGACAGTTGACCAGTTCAAGAACTTCAGCGCCCAGGGCCTGCGTGAACTGGCAGCTTTGGCCGAAGTCGAGCTGACCGCGCTTACCGCGTCAGTATCCGAGGAAACCGTCACCGACGAACAGCTCGGGCAGATGGAAGAACTCAAGAGCTTCGTCGCCGCCGCCGCCGCGGAACTCACAACCCGCGCTGCCCGTGGCGACCGGTTCAAGAACGCCTCAACGATCCCCGTCATCCCCGAGGAAACCCCAGCCGAACCGGACGCTGAGCCAGTTGTTGCTGCGACCGACCCGGGCTTCGACGAGGAAGGCAACAAGGACGTCGCCCCAACCACACCTACGCCCACCACGGACGCAGCGGTTATCGAAGCGACCATCACCGCAGCCGGAGCCACGCAGAACGCGCCACGCCGCAGCGTACAAATCGCCGACGCCGCCGTTCACTCTCCAGCACCCGAGGTGATCGAAGGCGACAACAACTACACCATCGTCGCCGCAGCCGACATCGCCTCCTTCCCAACGGGCTCCGTACTCACCTGGGAATCAGTCGGCAGAGCGTTCGAGGAACGCGCCCGTGCATACCCTCAAGGTTCTGCTCGGGGCACCAAGACGCGCATGCAGCACGCGCTCGCACGCATCCAGCGCAACTTCCCGGCCGGGCAGGTCGTCGACGCTACCGACGGACACGAGACAGCTTTCGCGAAGCTGAAGGCGACCGCGGACGCGGCGGGCAAAGACGGTGCACTTGTCGCCGCCAACGGCTGGTGCGCTCCGTCCGAGCCTGACTACAGCATCTGCTCGCCGATCACCACCGACGGTTTGTTCAATGCGCCTGAGATGGTTCTGCGTCGCGGTGGCCTGCTCCACAACCAGGGCCTGGACTTCGCTGACTTCTTCGGCAACGACCTCGTTCTTCCCATCCCAGGGTTCAACATCCTGACGGAAGCTCAGGTCATCGCTGACACCGCCAAGACCTGTGTCGAGATTCCCTGCCCCACCTTCGTTGACGACCGGCTCAACGTCGCCGCGCTCTGCTTGACCAGCTCCCTGCTGCAGAACCGTGGCTACCCAGAGTTCGTCTCCGAATTCGTGCAGGGCGCAACAGCGGCTATGGCGCACCTGGTATCACGCGAAATCGTCAACGAGATCGAGACGAACTCGACCGCGATTCTTCTGTCGACACTGGACCCATGGGTCTCAGACGGCAGCGTCTGGTCGCAGCTGATGGGCGCTATCGACATGGTGGCGATGAACGTGCGCTACGCCTACCGCACCTCGCGCACGCAGATGGTCGAAATGGTCTTCCCGTACTGGGTACGTACAGCGCTGCGCTCGGACTGGCTGCGCCGCAACGCAACCCACACCGAGGAACTCACCGACCAGATGATCGACGCCGCGCTTGCACGGCGCTACGTCCGCGTTCAGTGGATCTACAACTGGCAGGACGCGTTCGACCCAACCAACGGCGCAGGCGCCATCGACGTCAACCACCAGTTCGGTAACCCTGCCGGACCGATCGCGGCGGCCCTGTTCAACAACCCAACCTCAGTGACGTTCCTGGTCTACCTGCCGGGCACATGGGTTGTCGGACGTCAGGACGTCATCCGCCTCGACACCGTCTACGACTCAACGAACCTGCAGCAGAACCTCGTGACGCAGCTGTTCATGGAAGACGGCTTCAAGCCGATGAAGATGTGCCAGTTCTCCTGGGCCTACACCATCAACATCTGCGCGAACGGCTCAACCGGTGCACAGCGCGCAGTCACCTGCACGGACGTGACTCCATAAGCGATCAGGTAGGGGAGGGTCAAACCTTGGCCCTCCCTTCCACAAGTCGCTGAAGGAGGTGACTGATGGTAGCGACAACCCCGCCAGTACCAGTTGCAAAGCCGACACCGTCGATGCCGCTGCGCTACGGCATCCTCCAGGCTGCCGTCGGGCCGTTGGACATTCCGCCGCACGGGCAGACGGGCGGCGTCCGCTACAACACCGCATTGTGTGGCAAGGCAAACGCGTACGAGGTGAAGTGTGCGGCCCCGCACGACTCGAAGGCCGCGTTCTGGAACCTCAACGGCACCACCAGCGTTGTCGGGGCACCGTTCCTGATTACCGCCACGCTGCAATGTGGTGCCGCGGGTTTCAGTTATGAAGAGGACAGGGCGTTCGTCATCGAACGCCTCAAAGGCGTTGAGCAGTCAGCGGTTGAAGACGTCTTCTCCACTTCAGGTTTCGGCCAGTCGCCGGGCCTGATCACAGGCGACGGCATCGAAACCGTCGTAGGCGCAGGAGACAACGTCGTTGACGTGCTCTCCGAGCTTGAGCGTGCACGCTACTGCGGCACCGCGGCCAACCCCATCCAGTACGGGGTACCCGGTTATCTGCACGTGGCGATCCCGGTACTGAACTATCTCAAGCGCGAGCACCTCATAGAGTTCGACGGCACCCGCTGGCGCACGCCGATGGGCACCGTGGTCTCCGCTGGTTGCTACGCCAACCATGACCCTGCGGGCGCTGTGCCAGCCGACGGTGTGTTCTGGATGTACCTGACCGGGCAGACCACGATCTGGCGTACCCCAGACAACGGGGTGCTCATAGCGCCGGTCGAAGG